TCCATCCCAGTTTTTTATAGACCGAAATGATATTTTGCTTTCGTCTAAGTCATTAAGCTGTTTTACGGTTACCGCTTCGTCATCTTCTATTCCGTCATATATTCCTATGCTACCTTTAAATGTTTGAACTTTTGACATTTAATCTACCTCCAATTCGTATTCCGCCTTTAATATATCGTAAATTTCAATTGATGTTATATCAACAAGGGTCATGCTTATAACGCTTGAAACGCTGCTTAATATACAACGAGTTGGTAAGGCAGAATATGTGAACTGCTGATTTTCGTTGTCGTAAGTTAACCGAATAGTATAGTTAGCCAAATACAAATTTCCACTTTTAGTATCATAATTTTGACTAAAAGTTATCAGCGACGATTTGGTATCATATACGCAAAAATAAGCAATCCTTAATGCTGGATTATGTCCTGCATACATACTATCATCGCGCCATTTTACAAGTACCATGTCGCCGTTTGCTAACTGTTCTGATAAAGGAATTATGCCGGGCGCAGATGACATATTATGGTATCCATCCCAGTTTTTTATAGACCGAAATGATATTTTGCTTTCGTCTAAGTCATTAGGCGCTTCCGCCTCAACAATCTGACTTGCGTATGTACTCCAGTTACTAGCCGCTTTGTACGCCGCTCCAGACCCGTAAGGCACTGTAATTGTACCGTTAAGCAGGTCAGTGCTTGAAAGTGTTGCATTTGATATTGTGGGCGGTGTAGCGCGTTCACAAACAAGGGTATCAAGGGCATAGCACCTATAAAAAGCGTAATCGCCAATAGTCGCAATTCCTGACGGTAAGGTTACGTTGTTTAAGACGTCGCAATCCCTAAAGCAAGAAGCAGGAAGCGCGGTAAGCGTTGACGGCAGAGTAATTGAGGGCAAAGATGTGCAATCTCTAAAGCATTCAGCAGGTAATGAAGTAATGCCGGTAGGCAAGTTAATTGAGGTCAAGCCCGTACAACCCTTAAACGCCTTTCCACCTGCAAAACTGCTTATCGAGCTTGGAAGCGATACACTTGTAATGCCGGGGACGTTATAGAATCCGTTATAAGCTATCTGAAATACTGGCAATTCGCCGTGTGTGCCGTCATTGTATGTTGCCGCCACTTTTACCGCGCCAGTTGTAACCGTTCCAGCCGCTACACTGTAACCGCTTGCACTTACGTATGTATAGGCTAGTCCGTCAGTCGGCGCAAGCTCCCATTGAGCATAAATATTGATTTTTCCGTTAGTGTCAAAGCCGTTAACGGTCAGCTCGGACGTTATTTCTGTACCACCGCTTGCAGCAGTAAACCAACCTAAGAACGTATAGCCTGTTTTGGTAGGGGTTGGGAGCGTGCCGTAAGTCTGCCCGAATACAACGTTTTTCTCGGTTTCAGAATTGCCGCCGTCTGCGCCAGCGTAATTGTATGTAAGCGTTGCGTTCGCGCCTACTGTTTGTAATGCCGCGTATACGCCTCCGCTTAATACTAACTCCTCACTATCTTCTGTCGGTACACTGTCAGGCGTTTGATAACCGCCATTATCTGCAAGATACTTTGTGCCGTCTCCACTAGGTATAATAAGCCTATTACCTAAAGCACCGTCAATCGCCGCTAAATGAGATTCAACATTTTGAGCTACAGGATGATAATATGCAGGATTTTCTTCTTCAACGGTTACGTTTCCCGCGCTCATAATAACATCTATACTGTCATTTTCGGATGTTTTTGTCCAAGAATAACTTTCTCCATCCGCGCGACAAAGATATTCCGCCCATCCGCTTTCTACTGTTTCATCTGCTGTTGCGTCTATTACGTGCACTCGTAGCCCTTCAAATTTATTTACTATAGCGTCTCTAGCAGCTATATCATCAACGACAAGTATTTCTTTTGCTTGTTCTGCAGCTTCTAGAGCGATTTTAGCGGCTGCATTTGCGGATTCTGCGGCTTCATTTGCGGAAGTCGCGGCGGTGTTGGCACTTGTTGCGGCATTGTTCGCGGAAGTAGTTGCGGTACTAGCGGAAGTAATGGCCGCGCTGATGGCCGCGAGATCTTCATCCATACGCTTCGAGATGAGAATACGGCCGTCATAGCCTTCCGATACACCCGAGAGTAATATAGAGCCATCAGAGCCTTTGAAAAGCACGTCAGCGGATACATCATACCCAGTACCGTTCGCGCGCTCGAGTTGCGCAAGGAAAATATTTCCAGTCTGTCCGGTCTGTTCTGCTGTAAAAGCCAATTCGCCGTCCGTAAAGCTCGTATCCTCAAATGTAAGCACTGTTATGCCCTGAGGGGTTTGTGACGCGCTCACGCCCGTAGGAAGCTGTACCGTGGCCGTAGTGCCGTTGCTGTATAGTTTTGTCGCTATGCCCGTTTCAGCGTTTACAGTGAAGTCTACAAGGCTTACGCGCACATAGGCGGCATTTGCCTTATCCTGAACGTCTCCGATAACCTGAAGCAGTTCATCAACATCCTCTTCCGATATGTCAAGCGGAGTAAATCCCGAAGACGGCATAATAGGCACTGTGATCTGCTGCGTAGTCTTAGTTGAGTAAGTGGCGTAATCGGAAGAAGTGTATCTACGCGCTATAAAGCTTACTGTAACTACATCTCCGGACTCCTCTACTTCAACATCGCTTTCCCAGCCGTTTGAGGTAATATACCAGCCGTCACCGTCACGGATCATAAGTCTTTGGGTAGATCTTCCGTCCGGCCGTGTTAATGCTATAAATACCACATCCGAGGCAACCCAGGCATTATCGCCTGCATCTGCCGCCATTGTGAGATAGTATTCAACGGTTCCGACTTGACCCTGATAGATTACATCATCTTCGCGGGTAAATCGGCTTAGATTGCCGTTTGCTTGCATTTCAAAATAGAATTTGCTCTGCATTGCTTTTCTCCTTTTCTAGTTTTTTGTAATTGAAAAGGCACCCGTTATTTGGGTGCCTGTTGACATTTATTAATAATTGTCATATAATAGTCTGTATGAAATCTAAAATCAGAAATTTATTACTTCAATATAAGTACTTCCTCGAACATCATTTTAATGTGTATCTTCTTATTTACCTTGGTCTGGCCGTGGTGATGATGTTTGTGCCGTTTTTTAATGTTTCAGTAATAAATTATTCACTACACCAAACAAGATCATTACTGGAAGACACATTATACTATAATAATTTATTTCCAATTTTTTCATTTCATTATTTAGAAAAACAATATATATTAAACCTTATTACATTAATTTCCCCTTTTATTGTTACTATTTTAAGTTATTTTTTAAAAGCAAAACCTCTGAAATTACTTATATTAACATTGACATTTGTTCCATATTTAATTTTAAATATATATATAATTTGGATATGGTCATATTCCGATACTGTAATTCATTTTTTGGGGTTTGCTTTTTACTTTTCTATCTTTCTTACTTTATGGAGTATATTTAGCCTAATCGTATATAAGCGGATGGATAGCTTGCCTCTTAAGCCGCCGCGTCCTCATAAGCCTACTAAAGGCGAGAGAATCGCTGCGCTAGAGGAAGAAATTAAACAGTTAAAAGCTAACGGTTAATTGCTATAATATACTTGCACGTTACTATTTGCCGCATTCATTTTTACCGATAAAGATATCTTGTTAATTATCAATAGCTTTTCACCGGCGGTTGTACGGACTACTATGCTCTTAAAGTCAGCTAGGACAGGGGTTATGTAGCTATATTGTATCTGGCCGTCGTCCTCATCTCCGTTCCATAGCGTAGAGCCGACAGATCTAGTAGCTACAATGTCGGCACTTACTATAGTATCGTCAAGCCCTATCTTACGGTTAAGGAATAATATCTCTTTGGCCGCGCCTTCCGCACTAGGTGACATTAAACGCGAGTTTTTCAAGACTACATCGGATATTAGGATGTCATCAGATACTAGGTCAATAATAATCGTATCGCTAAAGTTTTCTAGAGCGTCTTTATGTATCTGCTGATTAATTACTTTAAATACCGAATTGTCGATTAATTCAAGAGCAGTATTACCTGATATTTCAGGTAATGCCGCCATTATGTTATAGGCCTCTTTTGTTGCTTGATATTCCTCATATTCTTCGCTATTCGGCAATGCTTCGCTGAAACTTTGAGATATTGTTAAATCACGATAGGCGACTTTGCCTATATATATGCTCATCTTTTCAACTTCGCCCCAATAATTTGCATACAATATTGGAACTTGATATTGCGGAGGCATAAACGGATAATAATTATTTTCACTTCCAGAAGATAATCTTTCAACTACAGTTTTCTTCTTTCCGGCAGTCATATTATCTTCAAGCTTAATAATAAATATGGCAGTTGTTTTATATGACATTTGCGATATATCAGTAAGCCTGTAATGCCCGTCACTGTTTAAAGTAAGGGCAATCTGAGGATAATACTCGCTTCCCACTTCTTCATCGGTAAGATAGCTTAACGCCACCAGCTTATCAGTGAGGAATTTGTATTTACTTCGCCTTGTAGTCGGCGCGGTAGATATATATATTTCCTGCTTTAACGCAGATTGGCGAAGCGTAAGATTATCAGAAGGTATAATAGCGTTCGGCTTGATCTCTTTTGCCGCTTCGTAATTATTTGATTTGCGGAAATGATTCTCGTTAAGCTGGAACATTACATCGTACCACCATTGACGATTAACGTACTGCATCGCGGTTATAAGGTATTCTTTCTCGCCGTCTATAACACGAGATCCAATTAAGCCCTTCATATTGTGATAGCCCTCAAACGTGCGGCTAATCACAAGGTCAGGCTTATTCATTCCGGCAAGGTAGTTATCCATAAACGCTCCGAACTTAGGCGCGTCGACCTGACTTCCGGCTTGATTTACAGATTGAATGTATTCCGTATCGCCGACTATAAGCCGAGCATCCGGAAGAGGCTCGTACTCGATGTAGTACATATAAGTTTCTTCGGCTCCGCCATCATATACATAATCTCTTAAATGAATAAATCTTTCTGATTCTTTATACCAAGAAAGATTTTCTACGTCATTAGGTTCTTCAATTAACGCTAGATACATTGATTTTTCATAACAACGATTAGTTATATCTGTTTGGTTACGAGTTAAATAATAGCGAGTTAATAAATTATTATTTTCCTCATATTCTCTTTTTCGACCATTCATTGTAAGTTTGATTAATTTTTTAATCTTTTTTATTGGATATGGGAGCTTAATAATCCATTCATCACCTTTTTCCGTTTTTCCAGTTAGATCTCTAATATCATCACTATCTACCTCGGGCACGGCGTAAAGCCTCTGCGCAGGATATTCCACTGTCTGACCGCTGGCAAGGTTTCTAACGTCAGCCACAAGCCCAGTAGCATAGTTATTGAGGTCGGCGGTCTCTGTAATGGCCGAGGCGTGATGTATCAAGTCTGCCATTGCTATTTCTTCCTTGTCGTAACCGTCTTGACGCTCGAAGCGCAGTATGTATTCATCCCTATCCGGATTACGCGGTAAATCGGTCTCAGGGTCGAGGTCGAAGTAAGCAACGGGCGTACGGCCTGTAGACGCGTCAAAGTTATCCATAAGCACTTCATAAAGGTTTAACCCGTTATACGTTGTGTCCGCAAACGGCTTAGCTTCTAAGAATGCCTTATCAGCATCAGATATTGTAATACGGTTAAACCAGCTGATATTATTCTTAGGGTCATAGCCGGATGCGTAGCTATCGCAGTTCGCCGGAGTGACCTTTAGCCACCTTTCAAGCGCTGTTAGATGATTATACGGGTCTCTGTCGTAAGTCGCTGTAGTTCCTGTATAAGGATTGTATACCTCGATGTGTGTTTGATTGGTATATGAGAGCGTCTCACCTACAATGCCGACAAAGCGCTCTATAGGCTCAATTAGTTCCATACTTACAAGCCAGTAGTTGTAACGCTTATTATAAACCTTCTGTATGGCGCCGATTACATACTCGTTAAAGTTGTCCGGAAGACCGTCAGCAGTGTACGCTATAGCTTCATCAGCGCTTAATAAGTGTAACACCCTTACCCAGTCCATTACGTTCCATGTCGGGGCCGTAGCGCCTGATATTCTTACCTTAAAGTTACTGCCTTTGTCGGTAGTCTTGTCAAGCTTAAATGTCTCTCCAAAACCTACATCGAGAAGCTCTCTGGCGCTCCATGTATTGGTAGCGCGGTCATATACTTGTAATCTGTCATAACTTTTTACTTTTTGTTCAGTCATAATTTGTTAATTCCTCGTTGTTTTACGTACTCCGAACAAATTGCCGGAGTAATATGTTGCTTGCGTTACTCTGCCGGATTTGATTAAGAGATTATCTCGGTTATTTGCCGATTCTGCCTTTGCCTTATTCTCGGCAATCTCTTCTTTTATCTTTTGAATGGCAAAGTTTAACGCAGCTATTGCAATTCCTACGGCCGCGCCGCCTATAGCCGCTTTTGAGGTACCATTAGCAAAGCTCTTTGCTAGTTGGTAAGTTGGCGTAGCTAGTCCGCCGGTAACTTGATTAAGGGGGGATAGGGCATACTGTGCCGCCTGATCCGCCGCTCTTTTTCCCGCTCCAGTGGCAAAGCTCTGGCCGCTTGCGCTTCTAGAAATGTCAGACACTCCGGCACTGCTTGAAGCCACATTCCCTTGAGGGCTTGTCTGTATGCCAGGGCGGGAGAATACTCCGCCCGAGCTATTATCAATAATTCCAAATACGTACTCAGGCATCGTCTTTACTCCCATCATCGGTAAGCGTTACGCTGTACTTGCCGTATCCGGCTTTTCCCGATACTGACCAACTAGCATTAAACACAGCAGTAAAAGTATTCATTAATGTAGACCTTTTATATATCTTAACCGTAACTTTTCCAACGTCGGTATTCTTAAATACCTTATTTTCGATAAGAGTCAAGGCCTTATTTGTTGTATCGAGATGATCGTCAACATCAAAGCTTATTGAATATCCAAATGCCGCCTCTTCTTGATTAAGCTGCATCTCGGCTTGCCTTACTACTGTTGCCGATTCTGTATTCGGATTTATGTCAAGATTCGTATAGTTATCAAGGTAATGATTTGCGCCGTCTATGTAAAACGCTATGCGGACATTCTCGCCTGTTGTCGCATTTGTATGAGATAATCCGACTTGCCCCGTCACTTGATAAATTACGCGGTCATACGCGCCCGATTTGTCAACCGTATTAGACAAGAGCGAAGGCTCTCCCATTGTAAAGTAAACCTTTATGGTGTCGCTTCCGTCAGTCACGTTATACGTTTCCGCCGTTAAAGCTGTTTTGAGCGCGGCCATATTTGTAAAGAATGTGAATTTTGGCGCCTCGAGCGGTTGACCCATAGCGTTAAACTTAATGATATCCAAAGGCACCCAAAATTGAACGTTATAAGTGCCTTGGAATAACCTGTATGGCGTGTTGTACTGCGCCGCTTCGCTTGCTGTGACTACCGCAATTATCTTATCTTTGTACTCATTAAAAGCTTGATAATTAACGTCGTAACGGTCACCGTATGGCGTTTGCACCGGATTAGTAAACTTACGCCCAAAGGCTTCATTACCAAAAACGGCATATTGCTCGCCTAGCAAGCTTTGTATTCTCTGTTTTATTATTTCAGTTGTCGTCATTATGATATTCTCCTGACTGGAAGATATAGCGGTATTTGATTTGCAATAGCTTCCATTCCGTTATCTATCCAGCGATAGTGCGTATTGGCATAACTACCCGTGTATTCAACGCCTGTATATGGATTTTGCACTCTGTAGTTAATTACCGGTACCTCGTTAAGTATCTCGCCGTAACTGGCACGCTGAGTAGCGTTAAATATCTGAAAACCAGCTTTATTGCCAATTCCGAACACATCGCCTACGGAACGCGCTAGATTGCCTGTTCTGTACGGCGTATACCAAAACATCATAGTATGCACCAGCATAGCCACTTCGTTTACGGTCATCATTTTCCGCCGCCTTCCAACGTGATTATATAGCTTCTAAGACTAGGTAATTCCATTGAGGCTAGATTCTTGTCGTGGAACTCTTCGACACCCCTTACGGTCATATTATTGCCGTCAATAAGGCGTATTTTATCGTTATTGGCAAACGGTAGATGTACATAGTCCGTTTTAATGGCTGATGTTACCGAAGTATACTCTAAGCCGGGCAATCCGGCTATGGCTGCTTGAAACCGTCTCCCTTGCAGTATCTGATATTTAAAGTGCGTTTCAACAAGTCCGGCGGTACCAGCTTTAATAAGATATCCATCAAAGCCTTGATCCTCCGCTCCCGAGCTTAATGTCGGGTCAAAAATTTCAGCCATAATAAGCCTCCTAGATCACATCGGGCGAACGCTGATATAAACCAAGCATCTTAATAGGATCAACAAAATCAGCGCATACATTGAAACGGTTATCTGCGCCCCTCAGCATTGCTCCGCGTCCTCCCGTGAAATCGTATATAAGCTGTTTTGCCATTGCCAGTTTAAAGTAATACTCGCGCTCATCAGCCGTTGAAATAGAGCAAGTAATTGTATTAAACTCGTCGTATATAAACTCTCCGGCCGAAAGGTACGCTTCAATATTTGCCGGCGTAAGCTTTAAATAATGGTGCTCTCTAATGTACGCGCAAGTGCTCACGTAGTAAGCCTTGAATTTTGCCTTTTGAAATGAAGCGTCACCTGGCATTGTATATCCCATTTCGTTCTTAAGGAAATCAGCCGTTAAGAGTGTGGATGTTTCAAACATTATTTTCTCTTCCTCCTGTCAATGCCGTCTAATATAACGGCAATAACGATTGTGACCGCAACTGTAGCGATAAGTATAATTATAGATTCGAGAAACGTCATTTCTTCAAAGTACCTAGTACGCCGCGCTCTGCTCTATCATCGGCGCGTTTTGCCATCCAAAGAAGAGCCTCTTCAATGCACGTAAGAGCGAGGGCATTTTCTCTTGTGGCATATGGCCCTGCTTGGAAGCATTGAAGTCTATGCCTGACAATTTCAAGAAGGTCTTGGTCGAGAACGCCGCGAATGCTACCTTCTTCTGCGCGCGGCCCTTCTTGGAATTGTATTTCTGCAAATACCTCGTTGTTGTCGCCAATAAGGTATTTATGCCTTCCGTTGCCCGGACCTTCTTTGTCCCAGTACTTAATTTGATTAAGCTGATTTCTGCGTTGAATACGCATTGTCAAATCTTTAAGAGTTACTTCAGCTACATTGTTACTTTTTTCCATTATTTCTTCTCCTATTATTCAGCCCCATGGGTGCCAACCCCATGCAATGAGAGTCGTCTCGGCTGATAAAAAACAGGGCCGTTTTTGACCCTGTTTTAAAATGATTATTTACGCCGTTGCAAGGGCGGCGTTCGTATAAGTATACTTATACACACTTGTTACGCCATCATACTGGATATCAATCTGATTGATCGTTAATCCGTCTGTGACATAATTGCCGATCGTGCCTGCTCCATCCGTATCGTAAACGCCGAAACAGTTAATAAGGAATTTCTTCCCTTCATATGTATAAACGTCGTCAGCAGTTACAGCCGCAAGCGTTCCGCCATGACGGCAATATTTCAGTTTGGTAATGTCGAAATCTTGACCATGAGTCTTTATCTCGATGTTTGCCATAAAGATATTTGTTACGGCGGAATTAAATCCAAGGCCGGTCTTTGTTGCAGCAGGAATAAGAGGAATGGTACCAGCTACGTTTATTTCATAGGTTACACCGCCGGTACCGGCTTTTGCCGTAAAGTTGTAGCCGGTTGCAGGGACGGAATAAGTAGATCCTTCAAGAGGATATAAATACGTTGCCGCATTGTAGTTAATTACCAAAGGCGCGATGCTCGTACCGGGCGCACACTTGAGAATAACGACTTTTGAGGCGTTCGTGAGCGCGGCTACGTATATTCTGTCCGCGTTTACTTTGGTAAGCTTATAATCAATGTCTCTGCCGCTTTCGACGTTAGTATCACGCTTTAAATAAAGCGTAATTGCCGGTAATTCGTTTTCCGTTTCGGCATCGCCCTCGGTTTTGACAAGAATATCATGCCACTGCCCCGCGACAAATTTTACTCTCTTGGAAGGAATAACGCGGGCGTTTGCAATCATTCCGATTTCGCCGGCAAATAGCATTTTATTGCCATTGTACTTATCAGCAGCGAGGAAGTTGGAATCAAGGCGAATATCAGCGACTTGTTCCGGATGAATGTACAAAAGCTTCATAGTGTTGATTTCTTCGTTAAAAGCGTCGATTGCTTTTACGGTTTCATCGTACCCTATGTCGGTAGTGAATCCCATATGAAGCTGGCCGTCGTAAAACGCCTCAATGCAGTCGGTATCGCATTTGCCGTAAATGCTATCGCCCAGCTGTTTAGTTGCTTCTCCAAGCGGATCGCCGTAACCGCAGGTCAATGCTTTATCTGTTATTTTTACGCCTTTTGCAGCTTGCTTGATTGTGAAGTTTTTTACGTCAGATGTTAGTGCGGAATAATCCACCTTTTCACCTTCTGCGAGGTCAACCGCTTCTCCGATATAACGCCATACCGGAACCGTAATTGTAGAACCAGCCGCACCTTGAAGTGTGCGGTCTACTTTTACGTATGGTAGTGCTGCGAGCTTTTTGTCAACTCTGGCCGTAATCATAGGCGCCATAACTTCTGGGTCCACAACGTTTGCTAAAACCGTGTTTGCGTCAGCAAAAAGCTGAATGTTAATAAAATTTTTATTCATATTTCTATGTCTCCTTAAATTATTTTTTTGTTAGTGTTTCGTATAGGCTAGGGTTTTTTGTCTTTAATTCAATTCTTTCCTTATAACCCATCTTGTTAAATTGTTCTTGGTTTACTACTGAATCTCTTTTGTCAAGAGCCTGCGGCGCTGGACTTCTTAGATTCGCGTTATTCAAGTCCGTAGTAAGTTGAGTAATTTTTTCAAGCAATGGCTTTTCCGTCGCCGCCTTATAAGAGGCAAGGAAATCCACCGCTTTGTCAACGCGGTCTTCATCTTCCGATGTAAGAATGTCGGCATATTCTGCGGGCAAGCCTTTAGAGGCAAGTCCGAGCTTGAACTCTGCCGCTTGTCTTGCTTTTGCTTCAGCATTAGCCTTTGCTTCAAACGCCTTGAGCTTTTCGGCATCGGGCGCATTCTTAAGAGCTTCCGCTTCCTGTTGCTTCTTGATTTCGTCAAGCTTTTTTTGAGAATCTTTCTCCGCCTTCGCATACGCTTTTGCATACGCCTTATCTACAAGAGCATCAATCTGTTCTTGAGTTAAAGAAGTAGGCTTTGCTTTGCTTGGATCATCTGTGGGATTTGCAGGGTTAGCTGCTGGATCCGTTGCGGGGGGATTAGCTCCGCCACCTGCTCCATCTTCGAGACTGTAACAGCGTTTCATAAAGTGATAAAGTAACATTTATTTACCTCCGTTTTAAGGCCGTCGCCTTTAATATCCGTTTTATAGCCGCGTCGGCTGTCCGGCGTTCTTTTATGCCTACGTTTCGTTAAAAGGCATTAAAAAAGCACCCATCTAGCTAGGTGCGATTTTCTAAGTAATTTTTGACTGCTGCTTTAATCGTTGGCTTTGTCTCGCCTCCAATCTGCTCGCGTTCGTACTGGCGATAAAACGGTACGCCTTCTTCTTTGGCGACTCTTCTTAAGGCGTGTTGCCTTGCTTGCCACTCTTGAACTTTAGCAGCCGCCTTCTGTTGTTCTTTTGCGGTCATAGCCGCTTCTTCTCTGAGTTTCCAGTCTCTTATGCCACGCTCGTTATCGCGTTGCTGTTGCTCTATAGCATAGCGCTTGGCTGTCTCTTCAGGACTTGCGACTTCTTTGCGCTGTAGCTCCGGCTTATCAAAGCCTGGTATAAAGCTCGTATGCTCGTGCCTGCAGCCGTGATGATACATACCAGCGTCAATAGCTTCTGACATTAACGGTGTTTTCCCGTCTGGTCGACCCGCGCTGAATACGTTGTCAATAACTACTTTTAATTGCCATGGCGCACACAATGGACAACTTGACGGGTGTCCGGAGAATTGCACATAGAATATGCCATAATCTGCCGACCTTTCGCCCTTAGCATTTAATAAAAGCTTATGGCTTTGTTCGCGTTCTGTAAATTCAGCATAAGAACTTAGATCCCTCATTCCACCGCTTCCGCTTTGTATCTGAAAGCCTTTTGAAAGATATATCGATTGTGCTCTGTCAATCTCTTGATAAACGTCTGCGGCGCTTGTGTCAACCGAAGCAGTTATACCTATTAATTGATTAAGGCCAGTTGTTTTGGCTTGATTTAGCGTTCCTAGCAGCGAAAAAAGTGTTGAGCCTAGGAAGCTATCCAGTGCCGTAAATTGTCTTTTCTGCGGTTTACTTTCAGGCTTGTAGCCTTGCCTAATTAGATTATTTACCGCCGAATCAACAGATTGTATTCCGCGTTTATATGTATATTGAAAATCCTCATTTATGGCCCTTGTAAGCTCTCTGAATGTTTTTACCGCCGCTTCATCAGCCGCTACATTGTAAGCGTTGATTTGCTGATATACTGCCGCCTTAAAGTCTTTTGATTTTGCCGCCGTCGTAAATACCTTTTTACGGTTGACAATAAGCTGTTGAGCAAAGTCCGCTGCTATACTTCCGATATCAAGCCCTGTTTGTAAGCCAGGGTTATCAAAGTTAAGACGCAGTTCCGCCATTATTCATATCACCTTCTGCGCTTGGTGCGCCTTGAATAATACTGTTATTATTGGACGCTCCGGCGCTTAGCCTTGCCATTGCCGCCAGCCACTCAGCGGATTGATTGGTCGGGTCGGTGTTCTTTTGCTTCTGCTTCTGCTCTTTCTCAATTTGCGCTGTCTCATCTTCATAATCGACTTTAGGCATTAGATTAACAAGAGTACGGTCGGAGAACTTCTGAACGGAATCAAGCGTGGAGATTATCTGTGCAATCTCAAGGAGATTCTTTGACCAATCACGATTGATTGTAACTTCAACTTCCGAAACGTTAAACTCCGCATAAGAAGAAGGCTCTTTAGTCGCAAGAGCTTTAGCGTACATCTTAATACGGCGCTTATAAAGCTTCTCAATCTCTTCATCCTTATCAGCTATCATTTGCTTGAAAGGCATAAGCTTAAGGTCAAGCGCTACGCCAGATTGATTACCAGCAAACTGATCATCGGATAGGTTAGGTATCATTGCTAGGTCATAAATCTTACCGTCTATGTCTCCGCCAAATTCGGTTATGCTGACATAGCTTTCATTCTTACTTAATACCCCAATATCACTTTCAGCATCGTTAGGATCTGTAGTAACTTCAATTCTTTGGCTTTCGGCCATGCGCTTTTGACTTTCGTTTTTCTCTTCCGGCGTATTTCCCGCAAGCTTTGCATTTTTAGCCTTGAGGTAATTCTTCGCAATCGCTTTGAAGTCTTTAAGGTTGAGATCGTGAAGCTCTGAACGATCGAGTATTAAACCAATTACCTGTTCCGCGTCGCCTTGCTCTTCCGGATTGTTGTGATATTCGGTAAGCGGTACCCTGCCAAAGACATGCGGCTTGGGATATCTAAGTATCTCTTCGGATAGTGCGATTTCGGTCGAAATCTTAATATCTTCCGTGTACTCATTTTCTTTATCGTAAACAGAGGCGATTATATACTGTAAGTTGTCTTTTGTGTAGCGCTCATACCTAACGCCGTAAAGACTGTTATGTTCTACTGTGTTATCAAACACAACAAAAGCGTTTTCACTGCTGACCATTGAGGTCTTAGGAATCGGACTTTCGTCTGACGACATATACACTAGCTCATAGCCTCTTCCGTAGATACAACCTTGCTTAATTATCTTTCTGTCTTGAGCGATAATTGTCTGCGCCTTAAATAAGGCTTGTATAGCCTCAAAACAAGCCTTCTGTGTTCCTGTAAGCTTTGGTGCGGCAATGGTCACGCCTTCGCCTACAGCCGCAGAGGAAGATGTTACTACAAGCTTCTTTACAAATGGCAGTTTAACAACGCGGCTTCCATCAGACTTTTTATTCTCGTACATCTCGCGCTGAAGAGTTAATCTTGCTTTGTCTTTCTCCCATTCTTTAATCCAATTTAGAAGATTTTTATATGTAAGATTTGAGTCCTTATCAACAGTAATCATAATCGTTATTCTCCTTACTAGTTCCAAGCGCCAACGGTGGCCGTGCCGCGTCCTATAAAACGCCTTAAATATTGAGTCGTCATATCTACTTGATCGTCATGAGCTCCGTTAGGAAAAGAAAGTAGTTCGTTTATATAGTCTTCAATCCATATTGCATTTTTCGGAACAGCTACATTGCCAGCTTCAAATAAAGGGGTTATTGCGTATGCTCTTGCCTCTTTACTTTCAGTTGGATTAACTGGAATTATTCCTGCAACTTTAGTTCTTAAGCTGGATATTATGGCCGCTCCGTTTGCTTTTTCCTCCACGAGCTTTCCAACCGCTTGAGGATAAGCTTTTGTAACATCGAGCATTCTTTGTTGACTTTTTACAAAATCCATGCGCTCTTTAATTCGATATACCAGATAATGCATTGAGCCTTTCTTCGCCCATACTCCGCCGCATACGTAATCCGTGCCATCGTTATCTTTAAAAGTGAAGTCCCACGATTGCATCCATTGTTCAATTCCATCAGGCAATGTGTCATAATATTTAATCCAATCTCTCTTAAAGACATTGCCGCTTTCAATTGACGGAAGTTGCTGATAAAGCGACGTCCATACTCGAGAGCCTAGCGATGTCTTTGTGTCCTGAATCCACGCCTTGCCGTATCCACCTTCTGGCCATAATGGATCTCCTGTCTTACGGCCTATAATGTCGTCCTCTCCGTCACATTCTGCGGGCAAGCGAATAAGTGTCCATTTGTCAGGTTCTTCACGCAATAATCTTCCGGCTAGATCATCTTCGTGCCAGCGCGTCATTATGAGAATAATTGAGCCTCCAGCGTGTAGTCGCGTTAAAAGAGTACTTTTATATTCGTTGTATACACGATTACGATAAACGGGGCTTTGAGCTTCTGAGTCGTTCTTGACTGGATCGTCAATTATTAATAAATCGGCGCCTTTGCCTGTAATTGCGCTGCCTATACCAGCTGCAACAAGACCACCTCTGTGCCCGGCAATGTCCCATGCGCCAACAGATGATTTATCTTTAGCAATATTTAATCTAAATAATGCGTCACCGTAAAATGATAGCTTCTGCCGATTCTTTCGAGAAAAGTCAAGAGCTAGATCATCGCCGTATGATGCGAGAATTACGCGCTTATCTGGATTCTTACCTAAATAAAATGACGGGAACGTTTCCGTAACCGTCATAGATTTTGAGTGCCTTGGTGGAAGCTCTAAGATTATTCGCTTGCCGCCTTCTAGAAGTACACCCTCAAGCACCTTACAAATATACCGTGTGTGTTTGGCGTGCCGATACGCTCCGCCGTGAACATAGTCAATGTAGTCTGCGTAATAGCGCCGTGCAAGCTCTTGACGTGCTGCTTCAGCAATTGCTATTCGTTGGTCTTGATTGTAATTCAACATCTGCCAGTGCCCTCAATTGCGCCTCTGTTAAGTTGTTTAACGGATTGGATCCGTCTATCTTGCCTGAGTGCTCAATGTCTTGCTTATCGCGCCATACATCAGGTTTACGATTCTTGAGCCAAAAAACTTGAGCGCCAGTATCGGGGGGAACGTGCATTTCGTCGAATGCGGTAACGAGTTCCTCGGTCTCTCTTATTCGCCTTCCGTTGTCGTCATAGTCAACGGTTTTAACCTTGAAGGTTTTCTTAAGCATTACGTTGTAACCGAGGGCTTTTTTATACAGCGCGTTCTCTACTTCAATGTCCGCAACCTCTTTACCTTTTTTAAGAGCCTCCGATATCTCCACGTGATCATTCTTCCAAGCGTACAATGTTGATGGCGCAATTCCCATCTTTTCGGCCAGTTGCTCATCCGATAAACCGTCTCTTGCCCATGCGGATAATAACAGTAGGTTTTCAGGTTCTATCCATTTTTTATATTTGCCTTTTGCCATAAAGCCGCATCCTCCTTCTCTCCAAAGAAAGAGGCGCATCGCAGGGGGGGGGATTGCGACACGCCTAAAAACGAGGAGATTATGAACACAAGTAACGTATGATTAACTTAAAATTCAGTTTACACTATATCACAGGTAAATACTGTAAAACAATGTAATTTACTGTAAACTTTGTTTGATTTTACCGACTACATTTAAAGCGTCTCCGTGCATTTTAAATATATTTTCTGTTGAGTAATCCATAAAGTCGGCTATGTCCTCCCACTTCTTACATAAGATATACCTTTGTTCAAGTAATACTTTATAATTACTATTACTTATTAACTGTATTATACTTCCTATCTCTTTCTTTATAATAATAAGTGTATTAAGGTTCTGCTCAACCTCTGCTTCAGCATCGGCAATTAATTGTAAATATTTCTCGGTTCTGCTTACTCCGGATGATTGAATTGCAGTATCTTGATAAGTAGGAGTAATGCGCTCCGCAAGACCGCGCCACATTTGGATCATCTCTTGCTTTGACTTTATCTGACGGTCTATATTGTAGGCTCGTTGCAACCACTGTTTAGCAGTCGGTCTATTATCAATTGATTGTATCATCTTTAGCCTCCTTCGCCTCATAAATCGTAAAAATTCCTAAAAGCTTTATTTTAACAACCTTATGACCTAAAAACTTTATGCATGAGCTTCTAAGCCAAGCAAAATGTAAGTTTTTGTTCTTAAACCATTTATCGTCAAATGGGGTGTCGCGTTTATCAAAATAGCACTTGTAAGGTTTAATGTTTTTTATAATTTTAATTAAGTAAATAAACGCTAGGCACAATAATATGCCTAAAAATATTAGTAGAATTTCTGTAGTCACTTCACTTCCTCCCTCTCGGCCTTAAGCCATTCAATTATCGCAAGACGGCTATCAGTAAATCCTCGTCCGTATTCTGGAAGATGTATTACCACCATTTCGGCAAACTCCTCATCGCTGAGGCTTTCGAGATAGTCGCGGTTTGTTTTAGGTTCGTCTTCTGATTCAAAAAACTTTTCTAAGCCGTCAATGCATGATTGATGTTCTTTTTTAAGTGTTTTTTCCAGTTCATCAGCTTTTCCCTTTTGAACGAAATAGGCATTCATCCACAAAAGCATTAACGTAAGCGCAAGTATAAAATTTATCGTCATCACTTCCTCCTCCTAATCGCCCTGTTTACTGTCATACGCTGATATGCGGCGTAACTTGACGGCGGTGATTCGTAATTTAACGGTCTTGGTAGTTTAGATTCTATTACTTCTTCAATAATAAAAAAGTCGTTTATGCCGTGCAGCCCGTATCTTTTGTCGGATAAAATATGGGATATTGTTATCATTCTTTCACCTCCACGCCGAACGTTCCGGCTATTCTATCAAGCACATCTAATTCGGGAGTGCTAAAAGTATTTTTTAACTCCGCTTTCGCTTTTTCTAAAAACTCCCTCGCCGTCTCAGACTGCTTGCGATAGCCTTTTGCCATAATTGCTTTTGCTAGTTCGATGGTATCATCTTGCGAAATCATATAATCGTAAAAATCTCCAATAATATCAGATAATTCCTCAATGGCTTTTTCCTGTTCAGTCATTTCAAATCTCCCTTGATAATATCGCGCGTTTGGCTGTTTGGCAGCATTTCCTTGCACTTTATGCTGACTTCGGTCGTTTCGCCGTGTATAGCCTCTATAATTGCCTTGCAATCGGCTATGTATTGCTCTTTATATTTGCATACGTTTTCTTTACAACAACAGTTGCATTTTGATGATATATTCATATCTTTTTACCTTCCTTATTTTCAACAATCTTTTCAAGATAACACTCTATTTCCCACTCCATATAATCGTTGGAATTTTTAATAAAATATATAGCACATCCTTCGTCCCCTTCCGGATAACTGCTTGTATCCCACACTCTGGATTTTATTATCGCTATTCCTTCAGGAAATGTTATATGTTTTACTTTTTCACCTATATCAAATTTGAACTTGTGTTTCATACTCTCTCCAAGTGTTCGTTGATTATGTCAAGAGCGGTTGAGGTACCGCCTCCGCCTGCAAAGTTGTCTATTATCATTTCTTTAAAAAAATTGTCTTGGTATGCTCTCATACCGCATCCTCCAATAAGTCAAATAATGTCGGCGAAGATATCTTTTCATCTTCGGCCTTGCAGTAGCCGGCACCGGCACGGAATGAATCTGTGTTAAGCTCGCAGCCTACGCCGTAACGCCCATTGTACGGCCGCCGCTTGGTGAGGCTTCAATCTCGGATTGATTTTATCAAGCGAAATATCAAAGCCAGCATCGGGCGCGATGTCCATCTTAGCTTTAAGAAAATCAAGATATTCGTTCATTTTGTCTCTCCTCCCAACATTCCCAGCAACGCGCCGATAATGTAGTATTTTTCGTCTTTAATATCAGGCGTATTTTTTAATTGAGTGGCTAATTGACTTAACTTTTTAACGGTTATATTTTCAACCATTTCTTTAAGGCTTAATAGCGTATATAATTTACCTGAATATGTGAAGTCGATATTATCAACTAACTTTTTATCTATAAACTCCGAAAACGTATTAATAATATTATCAACAGAAGTTTTCCATTGAGGAGTAACGTATCCGTAATCATTTCCAATAAGGGACATAATCTTCTCACGCGTACACGCGCGCGGTATTAATTTATTATTATTATCTTTTTTTAACTTACTTACTTTTAGTTTAATAGCATTGGGGTCGCATTGCGGTGGCAATGCGTTCGCATTTTTATTTTGTTGCGGTGGCAATGCGTTCGCATTCCGTTCGCTTTCCCATCTCATATTTGCTGAAAGCCTTGCTTTATCGGACTTCTCGCATATTTCTTGAAGGTTTCTTTTTACCCTTTCAGAGTAAAACGTCGTTTTTGTCTTGCGGAATAATCCAAAATGAGACAATATATCATTTAGAACGTCAACACTCACTTTAAGATTACTCGCAATGCCATCTATTGTGGAAATGTGGATAACTCCATTATTCTGATGCATAATCTCCACGATCGACCAATACACACCGTAACCTTCCATACCGTGCTTTGCAAGAAGACCCATTATGTCGGTGTCTTGCCTCGCAAAAAAATCGTGCGAAAAGTAATCTTTTTTCTTTGCCATGATGTTAATCCTCTTTAATTTCCTGTGTCCGACATGCGTATAATCGCTAGAATGGTAAATAGTTTTTTCATATAGCCTCCCTACCGCGCATATGCGGAGTTTCCGGCTCAATAATCGCCGTTATGTATTCTCTCTTATACGGCGTGTCTTGCAACTGATATTGACCGTGTAAAGCGCGTTTCTTTTTAAGGCTACTTACTTTTTTAAGTTCGCTCTTCCCGTGCTTCTCTATGCGGCGGATGTATGTATCAAATTCTTCATCAGTCGGCACACATACGCCCTCGGGAGTACAAATTACCGCTTTATGAAAATAGGATGAGTTCTGTATAATCTCGTAAATATCGCGCAATGCTCTTTCTGCTGATTTAATCGTGCTACGCGGAAAGAAATGCCGCGCCATTACTTCATTTGGTATAATCCCGTTTGACTTCGTTACCACGTCATAAACGCGGTATACTATCGGGTCAAATGTTATGTACTTTGACATCGTTAATCCCTCCTATTAATTTATCTATTTTTCAAATAAGCCGTTGTAATATCGATAGCCTCGTCAATGGTGTAACACACAGATACCATGTAATAATTTTTTGCCAATCTAGCAAGCCATTCGCTTTGGTCTTGTGTTGTCTTGTTCTTCCCCCACTTAAACTCTATGTAAAGCCCATGGTGAGTCTTATTCGGCAAGGCAATACAGATATCAGGGACACCTGCCTTTACACCTTGTTTCTTAAGATTGACGGCCTCAAGGTAATTCCTTGTACCGCCGTTCGGAATGGCATAAGTACATTCATAAGCCTCGCGGTTGAAATACTGCAGCCATTCAAAGTATGAAATTTGCAACAATGCTTCAGGGCCTAGCATATTAACCTCCTTGCCTAAAAAAATTCATCAATACAAACATTTGAACTTATATTAGCCGTTTGCATAATGTTTAATGATTTATCTGGATTTTCTTTATAGAACTTTTGAATATAGTACTTCTCTCTTTCAAGAATATTTTCCGACATTGGCACTATCTCAATTACCTCAAAAATGTAATCAAGAATATTTTTAATATCAAACCTTTCAGTTTTGAGATGTTGTCCCCATCTAAAAATAGGGGCGTAAATTGTTTGACCTATATAAAATTCACCTGTTGATCTTTTAGAAATCTTATATATGTATCCGGCAACTGACTCGGAAAACATATCTCTTGTAATAAAAAATTCCTTATCGTTATCAGGTCTTATTCTTTTTAATTCTTTTTCAACATAACTACTTTTGCAGAAATCAGAGCAAAACTGCTTATCTTTGTATTCATCAATTCCATAAAAAGTATGATTAATATCATAATTACCAAATCTTATTGGGTGATTGTAAGTTGTTACCTTTGCCTTACAGTTGTCGCAAAAATATTCAAGTTTATTAAAATATTTTTCTGTATTGTAACAATGTTCCCCAATAATAATGCAATAGTAGGTTCCCTCAGAATATTTTCTAGAATAACTAAATCTAATATCAATTCCATAAGATGCCCTAATAATATCCTTAAATTGTTCTCTATTATCGCAAATTAAACAATCCATTGCAATTTCAATATTATTTTCTTTACTTAAACCAGAATAAAAAGAAGGTGAATTAAAGTTTTTGTTATCTTCTTTTATTTTCTCTATCTCTTCTTTAAATGGAACTTGATAAATACGGTATAAAATTTCTAGCATACATATACCTCCGTGCCGGTGAGCTTCTGCACCTCCGATTTCATAAGTGCCTCATTTGAGTTATTATCAGATAAATGCATAAGATAAATTTGTTTTACGCGGCTTAAATCATTTGCCTTAAGAAGCTCTAGAAGATGTTCTAGGCTCATATGTGATTTGATTATCCTCGGCGCTAATAAACGCGATATACGGCCAGTTCTTACGCTCTCGTCCAAACTTGCCTTATCGTAGTTGCACTCGCACATAACGTGAGTAAGGCCGCTAAATCGGTACTTAATGTAAAAGCTGTCCGTAAAGTAAAGAAGCTTATCCCCGGTGAGCGTAGACTCTATAAGAAAGCCTAGCGGATCCGGCGCGTCGTGCTGAATCTCGAATGGCATAATCTTGAACGTTCCTATTGTGATTGGATTAAGAGCGGATATAGCTTTTGCGCGGTGTCCGTCAGCGCCGCAAGCCAAAAGAGTGGCACGGCTCGAATAAACGTCTATGCCGTATTTCGCAAGGTCTTTAACCGATATGCAATGGTCTTTATGGCAATGGCTTATAAGAGCGCCGGAGATATCGTCAAGCCTAAAGTTAAGCTTAATCTGAATAGCCCTTAAGGGTATGCCAGCGTCAATTAAGACGCTGGTTTCCCCGTCAGATACCTTATAACAATTTCCGGTAGATCCGGAAGCTATTATTGTAATTTCCATAATTAAAAATCACACTTAGGTGCATCAGTAAAAGCGAGTTGACCGTTATCAGGCTTTACGGTAGTTGACTCTCCGCTTGCTGGCTTTCCTTCCGAAGGTGATTTATCGGAAGTGGGTCTTGTGATCTCGCCGGTGCTAGGGTCGATGTCGTTAACTGAATTATCATTTCCAATTAGCACTGTATTTGCGCCGGCGCCGATTTCGTCTTCAGCGTCTCTATAGGCTTCCGACAATCTCGCTTCGTGCTCTATAATGTCAGCTTGCACAAAATCATCATCCACCTTCTTTGGGTCAAGTGGAATATTACGGCTATCGTAAACAATACGCTTTATTGTCTTCTCGCACATTGTTTCAAACCAACCGTCGATTATTTTTTCGCCTGACTTTTCGCCGTTCTTATATTCGGCCTTTGTACCGCCCCAAAATTCAACAGCTGCATATTCGGGCTTGCGCTTAAGAATGTCTTTTAATGGGACAATAATAAGCTTATTTTTCGTTGGATCAGGGTAAACAATGTAACCAAAACCGCCTATGATTTTCCCGCGTTCAAAAGGATTATTTATCTTAAAATCATAAGACTCAATGTTGTTATCTTTGCTTTTTTTGTGAGGTTGGAAAGTGTCCGTCTCGTAAACCAATTCAACGATTACATTCGCCGGAGGCTCAAGAGCATACTTCTTAGATAACATCTCTATCCCCTCATAACCCTTAACAAAGCCTATATCATACTGATTTGTCGTGTTGTTTTTGTAGGGCACAGCGTGAACCTGATTACGCATAGACATATCAAGCCCAAGGCGGCAATGTCTGGCCACATTTTCGGCCAGCGCGGGCATATTGACATTCTCCCATGTCACAGGGAGAGCATTATCATATTTATGGTTAGTGTTGCGCGTATTCTTTGCAACGCGATATTCCTCGGCGACTTTGAGAGCATTATCTATAGCTCTGAAATATCCGCGCCCCAATCGCTTTTGATAATCGTTAAGGTCAAGATTTCCGGAATTAGCGGAAATGTTTTTTATTACCGCCTCCATAAATCTGTCAGATGCGGCTTTTGATGTAGCGACGGGAGCCTGAGTTCCGGTTGCTTGTAAATTCTTTTCATTTGCCATAATGTTTACATAACCTCCATTCTTAATTTTTTATCTTGTTCGGAGACTACAAGTCTTATAACTTGCGCCTCAATTTTGAGTAATTCAGTTACGCTCTCGGCGTTATCCACGAAAAGCGGAATAAACTTCCCGTAATACCAAGACAATACATTGATTATCTCTAATCCGGCGTTAATCTTGGCGGCGTTGTTGGCATCCACATTGTAGAGCGCGTAGGCGCCGTCCTTAGTCGGTACAAGCACCTCACAGCATTCTTTTATGCCGCCGTTGATCTGCTTTTGAAATAGCTGAAACCTGACGTTTTGGAAATGGTCATTAATCTTACTGTCAAGCATACCGACTTTCGTCATCGTGAAAACTTCACAAAGATAAAGGCCGCGTTCAATGTTGTTGTAATCGTTTGAGAGTTTCCGCTCCTCTTTTTCAAGTGCCTTAATGCGTTCCTCTTGTGTCGCCTTAACCTTTAGACTAGATTCGTATTCTTCGATAGCGTATATCTTCCAAGAGAGCGCGTTTATTTCATCATCGAAATGTTTAGCTAATTCCTTAAGTTCTTGATCTGTAGCCGTCGCGGCGCTCGTTGCATCTTGAATGCGCTTCTCAAATTCCTTTCCGCGCTCCGTATTTTCCCATGGTACATAAGAGCCAAAGCCTAGTTCGCCTATATTTTCAGCTTCCTTTATGTAATCCGCCTGCGCTTTATCTAAGTCAGCGCGTAAGTTTTTAAGCGACTCTTCTTGAGATGAGATATCAAAAGACAGCCCTTTACCCTCAGTGTTAATCGCCTTTAAGCGCTCCGACTTCTTAAGATTAAATGATTCTCTTAAGGCGTTGACCTCTTCATCCGGAAGTTCTCTCTTGCACGTTGGACATATTGCCGCAGAAGGATTCCAAGTCTCAGATGCAATCCTCACGTAATCTGCTCTTAAAGCTTCGCGGCGTTTAGTCTTAACGTCAATTAAGTTTTCACATCCGTGTATCTTTATTTTGAGCGTTTCAATGTTGTCAAGGGCGCGTTGTTTCGCTTGGTTTGCTCTGGTAGCCTTTTCGTAAATAACATCTTGCTCGCGCCGAGCTTTCTTCTCGTAGTCAAGCCTTTCCGCCTGTTCTTCGCTTGATATCGCGGCTATAGCGGCTGTCCTTGCCTTAAGGGCAGAGTCTCCGCTTATAGCGTTTCTTTTCTCGTTTTGTAGCCTCTCGCGCTCAACAATAAGAGCAGGCTTAAGTTCTACATCAACGCCCTCGGGAATCGGAGGTATAGCCTTTGTAGCTTCGTCAATTCGGGCGGGAATGCTGTCTATAAGACGTTTAATCTCAGCCTTATTATTAGATGCAATGCGCTTGTAATCGTCCACGCTGTAGTATTGGTCTTTTGTGCCCGGCTTCAATAGATACTCTGCAAGGTCGGCGAGTTCCTTATTCGCGGCAATAACGTCCTGATCTGATACATTTCCACAGATAGATAGCAATCGCGCGCGGCGCTCCTCCCATCCGATTTGAGATGCAAAATAATCCGGCATAGTAAGTAACTTTACGATCTCACTATTCCCGAAATTCTCTTCAATGGAACGTGCGTATTCGGTAGCAGAGCACGGCACGGAATCAATATAGTAATCCGTGGTGTGTCCCGTAAATTCTTCCGTAAGGCTTCCGCGCTTTTTCGTATAGGTCTCGTGATATACCTTTTTATAAGTTATCCTCGCGCCGCCATCCGTAGAGAAGATTCCCTCCACCGAATGGTCAAGGTAATGTAGCCCCTGACCGTCAAGGCCTCTTGTTTTTGGCGTAAAGTTCGCCGCGCCGGTGCTTGCCTTATCGAATAAAAGCCACGTATAGGCATTGTAGACTGTTGTCTTGCCCGTGGCGTTGTCTCCGTATATAGCGGCGTTGCGGCCGTCTAGAGAAACTTCCAAAGCTTTTACGCCTTGGAAGTTATCCAGTTTAAGTGTTACTAGTTTCATAATCCCTCCTATCCTCTATACTCTTGCTTCGGCCATATCTTTAACAGCTTCAATCATTAATAATACGGCCAGTCTTCTTATAACCTTATCCGCTCTCTCGGGGTCAATTGCCTTTTGAGTTTCAATGCCGATTTTAAACGCATTACCTTTGCGCTTTATAAGGTCATCGGCAATCGCGTTAACGTTCTTATCAGTTAGCTTGTCCATCTATCTCCTCCTTAAAGTCGTAATATTTTCTAAGGCTTGATAGCCTGTCCGGATATATACCTTCCAATCTGCAAAAGAGGCAATATGCTTCAAACTGTTTATTCAACTTTACATTCCCTCCTCTTTTTCTCAATGAATCGCTCGGTGGTCTCTCTGACGTATCTCGCAGCCTCTTCAATCGTGCAATTCATATGTTCCATTGCATCGTATACTCTCCGAAATACATCGGTTGCAGTAAGCAATCGCCCCTTATAATCCGGCTGATCTATGAGATAATCGTTAAATATCTCAAGCGTTATGTTTACGTTAATCGCCGTGAGTGTTGAGTAAGTCGGCGGCGCGTATCTTTGAACTAATGCTCCTGTGTAAGTCACGATTAATCCTCCTATTTACCGCGATTGATTTTGCGGCTTGCCCTCGC